AGCGCCGAGCTAACTGATCTCGGCGGCAACAGGCTTGTGGCCTGCTCATAAATTCTTATACCGTGTCCCATCATTCACCTCTTATCGCTTCGAAAATGTCTCTCAAAGCACCTTTGTTTTGAAGTTCCCTGCGTGTAGCAGCAACCCTGCCAGGCGTTACAAAAAGCTGCTTTGACTCAGGCTTGTTTTCCTGAAGTTTTTTTGCTTCAGGATTAAGTGTTTTCAAAATCGTCCCGTGCATCAATCCTGGCATCGATGGACCGAGATACACAATCGCCTGTTTTTTTGTTGCAGGCGCTTTCTTTGTTGAAGTTTCCTGTTCCTTTGTTTCCGAACTTTTGAAATTTGTTTTAGTAGCCACTGTCTTCCTCCATTAATTCTGGCATTTGTGAAACTGTTTCGTACATAGGCTGTATTCCGCCTACTGCATACTGAACAGCTTCCCTGCTGATTTTATCAACTCCCCACTTGATGCCGTTCCCGTCAAGGCGGAAAGCACCAATAGTGCGGTTCTTATTCAGTATCTCTCTTGCTCTGTCCACAAGGCGCAGCACTTCAAACAGTGCGCCGTCTTTTCCCTCGGACTTTATTGAGCTGTAAGCGCCGCAAAAGATATTTATTGGTATTGACGTTGTTTCCAGGTTATCCTCAGCTTCACGCGGCGGCTCTATTACGATATACGGCCAGTCACTGTCATTTATCCTGGGTGGTAGAGAATCAATGTATACCTGTGGCAGCTGATCTTTGGCCAGGCTGTCTTTTTTCGAGAAATAAACTTCGCCTTTCTCGAATTCAGCTTTAAATAACTCCACAAGTGCTTCAAGCAAAGCCCATGTATTCACTTTTTGCCTCCGTGTTTATATCCTTCTGTCAGCTGATGCTTTAGCTCCTTTTGAAAGCGCATTAATATGTTAGGCGTTATTTCATCCAGCAGGTCATTTGACCTTGCCATTTGAGGCACTGACATCCCTACCTGTTTATATATCTTGTCTCTTGAGTCAGTTTTACCTGTTGATCTGCTTGACTGCCTTACGTATATATTAAGTCCTCTTACCGGTGCATCAGCTATAAAACTGCCAGGCAATTTATAGCGCTTCCCTTTCATATATTCGATTGTAAGCCCGACATTTGGAGCATCTGCACCACGGGTTATTCCTGCAGGAGAATGTTTAAAAAGAATAAGCGGCGGCCTCTTGGCTCTGCCTTTTTCTCCCAGTTGCATTTTGAATTTCAGGTCATTGTTGTAAGGACCGGTTGTTTTCACAGAGCCGTATTGATCAAAAACTTTTCGGGGCGCTGTGTATCTTTCGGCTATAGCGTTTTTCAGATCCGATAAAAAACCTTTGCCGGCTCTTCTTATAGCTCTTTCAGCACTCTTTTTTACACGCTCAGGGAATGTGCGCATATAATCCTGCACCCAGTCAAGCGCCTCGGCATCGAGCGTTACATCCAGCTCCACAGGCTTTTCTGAGCTGTAGGGTGCTGGTTTTCTTTTTGCCATTACCTGCCTTCTCCTTTGATGCAAGTTATCTCAAGCATTGTGCCTGACGGTTCCGCCTCATCGATTGTGTAGTGTTCGCCGTCGATTTCAACAAGCGAGCCTATAACCGGCGGATTCGGCAACACAGCTTCCTGGACAAAAACTTTATACCTTTTCTGTATAAGTCCGTTTGTGCTTATATCTTCCAGGTTTTTCATAGGATCCGAAACACTTTCCGGTATAACTTTTATATCTTTGCCGTCCCAATTTACGATTTCAGCAAATTCATCAGTGTTTAGCATTGTTTCGGCATCTTTCACAAACGTGTCTTTTAGGTTCATTTCCCCTTTCCTTTTCTTTTATCGATTGTTCTGAGCCCGAAATAAGCGGGTATTGCAATATAAATAAAATCCCGCAGGCCTTGGGCGTAAATCTCAGGGACATCAACACCCACCCCTGCAAGAATCCCAAACAATGTAAAAATGATCAAAAGATACACAAGCGTCAGTGGTCGTATATTTTTTGACAGAAAAGACTCGCTCTCAGAGTCAGCAACCCAGCGCCTTGTAACCTGCCGGTCAATACTCTGCTTATCTTCCAGCAGCATTTTCAGTTCAGTGTTTTTTTGCTCCTGAAGCTCCTTCAGCTTCTTTATGCCTTCAGGGCTTTGTGTCTCTTTCTCAAGATCCACGCCGAGCATATCTTCAACTTTTTCTTTTCCTTTCTTTGCAACAGCTTCTCCAACTGTCTCCAACCCGTTTGTTGCAAGTTTTGTGATCAGCGGAGCAACCGCTGCTGCTATAGTTCCAAACATTATCTCACCCCTGTTTTCATCTGCTGGGAAAGTTCGCTTGATCTGCTTTCTCCTACATCTTCTCTTGCCCACTTCGAGTCCAACATTTCAACCGATGCCGAGTCAAAATCCCCAGCTTCTATATATTCAATTGTTTTTTTAAATTCCAGAAGAGCGGTAATACCCATGTTAAAGCACATGTTGATCAATACATCCTGTCTGACCTCGTTGAGTTTTGAGAACCATGGCAGGTTGTTTTCAAGCTCTTTTCTGCTGCGCTCGATATCGTTTTCAAGCATAAACAGCGCCTCTTCTCTGTTTATGCCGTTATCCTCTATATTCCTGCCTACACCTATAGTCAGCTTACCTTTGGTACACCTGTAAGGATACAGCCGCAAGCCTTCGTGTCTCACAAGCTGGCCGGCAAGGTAGGTCTCTTTTGCTTTTCTTTTTCTCTTTCTGAATTTTGCGACAGCTGCGCGCAGGTTCATTCCCTTCCCCCGATTGTTCTTTCATCTATTTTCTTATAGACTTTGCCGATCTCGCTGCCAAAACGTTCTTCAAACTTATCAAAACGCTTATTATTTTCCTCTTCATGTTTTAATAAATCAGCTTTTTTTACATAATTTTCTGCAATGTTGAGCTTTAGTTCGTTAGTTGTCTTGAAAATCGAATACATGTATTTCCAGATAGGAAATAACACCAATGTTGCAAGCGATGTAATTACCTGTAAAATCATAAACATTTGTTCCATAAATACTCCCCTGTTTTTTTGTTAGAAGCGGACAGCCGCTATAGCCGCCCGCTCACCTACCAGGAGGCTCAAGTTTCGTACGTGGACTCTTTTAATTTCGCTGCAAGTTTTTCTACCAGCTCCGGCTTTTTGCTATCTGCCGGATACTCTATTTGCATTTGTTCGAGATACTCTTTCAGATCCGAAACAGTAAGTTTGTTCAGCTCTTTTTCAATCTCATCGAGTGTGAGATTTTCATAATCAAGCTCTTGAGTTTTTTCATTTTCGACCTTTTTGCTCCCGGAGTATTCAGACACTGCGCCTGCAGAATACAACCTTTTGAACTCAGCCTCATCGAGGTCAAGTTCACTCCCGGGAACCAAAAACTCACCTTTCCTTTTCAGCGTATGCAGCGTCATTGCTTTGATCATTTCACTCATGGATCACCCCCTTATATAACCGTGGCCACGAGCACTGAATCTGGGCTCGTTAATGCCGGTAATGGTGCAGATTCCATTTTCAGCTCCATGCCTTTGCCGTCCAGATCTTTTCTGTCAACAAACTTTTCAAGAGCCGCCATGCCTCCGGCATGCATATTTTGTATTGCTCCGTGCAGCAATCTGTTGTCTGCGGAGGAATCCCCCAAAAGAATTTTATTTTCAGGCATCAATGGCAGACTTGTCTGAGTGTCTTCATCGAAGTACCATTCGTTGTAGCTGTAAATTTTTCCAAACTCAGGAATAGCGCCGTGGTATACAACGCCGCTGCCTATCGGTGTCTGCTCAAGCTGAGCAATATTGAATCCGCTGGTAGCGTAATGATCTTTTACCGCTTGGTGAGCAAAGAAATTCTTTATTACGTTGGCTCCGAGAATCAGAGTGTCAGGTGTGTAACCTCTCTTGTTCAAGAGTCTTCTGAAATTGCGAAGATCATCGATAGGATCAGATGCTGCATCACTCCAGAGATCTGTACTTGTCAATGTTACTGTCAATTCAGAATCTCTCTGATAGTTTATTTCGTAGTCAACACCTTCTCCGGAAACAACAGTCTTGCCGTCAAGCAGTGACTGAGCTGCATAATATTCTTTCCTGCGCTCAATACTGTCGTCCAGCCTTGAAAGCTCTTTTGCAACCTTTCTTGCAAGGCGCATTTCAGGCGTAATTGTGTCACCGTAAGGATTTTCTCCGGCAAATCTCTTTGCCATATCTTTCGGGGTAATGATTGTTTTCGGGTGCAGATACGGTGCTTTGAATGTTCTCTGCTCATAACCCTCTTTTTTTACAACAACGCCGCCTCTTACAGGTGATACGACCGGCGCAAGTTTTCTGCCTCCGGTTTTCTCAATATCAACCTCTATAAACTCCGTGTCAGCCGGCAGCTCTGGCTTAAAAAAAGTGTTGAGGAAAAAATTTCCCCTGTACACTCTCTGTTGTACAACACGGTTTAACGTTTTTCTGTCAAATACATCAGGCATTTCTCACCTCACACTGTTTTTCTGATTATGATTCCCCTAAGATGTAGGGGGTTTCTTATGCTGTCTGCTGTATGCCCTGTTCCTATTTCAAGGGATTCCTCTGCAAACTCACCGGTAACATAAGCAGTTGCAACCATATCTCCTGCGGTTGCGTCTATGTCTTCTGCTAATATTACTTTCGGATTTTCTGAACCGTCTGTTGCAGCTGATGCCGATAAAATAAATTTATTGGAAGCTGTAACCTCACCCAGTACCGCTCCGCGGGTTAGTACCGCTCCGCTGGCAACAGTAATACTTTTTGCTTTCAGCGGATAATCACCTGCTATCAGGTTATCGGGGATATATTCACTCATTTTTCTTACCTCCTGCTGTTTCGATCATGTAATTTTCAAGATGTGCCTGAGCTGTCAGCTTATCTTCTTCCGAACCTTTCACTGTTTCGGGTGCCTCCCGTTTCAGCTGCGCCATAATGTCATTGCCGGCAGATTTCATTTTCTGCACCACCTGGGAGGCAGCTTCAGGCCCGGTTGTTTTGCCGTCGTATTTCAATTCGGCAATCAAATCCTCTGCTCCGCTGATCGAAGCATCTTCTACAGCCTTGATTCTTGCTGTTTCCTCTTTCCTGCCTTCAGCCTTCAGGGCTTCGGCTATTTCCGGGTAATCTGTCTTTATCGTTTCAATCGACAGCTCCGTTTCTTTTCCAGACATATCTTTATCAGATTTGCCTTTCACTGTTTTGCCGTTCACAAGCATAGCGGCATCCTCCTTGTCTTTTAGTTCTTGTATTAATTCTTCCATACTTCCCAGGCGGTCAGCGAGACCAGCCTTTACAGCGCTTTCGCCTATCCGTACTCCGCCGTAATCCCCAGCTTTTACAACGGCTTCTTCTGTCATGCCTCTGTATTTTGCCACCCTGGAGATAAACACATCTGCCATTTCATCAATTAACCCTTGCACTTTGCCTTTGCCTTCCTCTGTTGAGAAATCCGGTCGTTTGTTTGGGCTCTTACTTGAGACTATCTCGACTCTGTTTTCGTCTTTGTTTGTATAGAGCGTAGTAACAACACCAATGGAACCAACCTCACCCATGGCGTCGATAATGATTTCATCGGCCGCTGATGCTATAAAATAACCTGCGCTTGCAGCAAGAGAGCCTACGTATGCTTTTATTTGTTTTGTTCCCCGGAAGTTATAAATTGTTTCAGACAGCTCATGCACTCCGGAAACTTGCCCGCCCGGCGAATCAACATCCAAAATAATGGCGCTTACATCCGGGTTTTCCACTGCAGCTCCAAGCTCTTTTGCAAATATTTCTATTGATGTTGCTCCGCACAGATCGGTGAAAAGATTTGCATAACGAAATATAGGGCCGGTCACAGGGATAATAGCAATACCGTCCCGGATTGTTGTCTCTCTTGTATTCTTCAGGGGCTCACCGGTCTTGAGTTGCACAGCATCAAAATTATTATTTTTATGCTGCAGCGCTATATCATACATCTTTTGCAGAGCATCGCCCTGCATTGCCCACTGCTGAGCAAGTAATGTTTTCAGAATCATTCCGCCTCCTTTTCAAGATTGTTCTGACGCCTCTTGCTTACCTCAACGCCGCGTTGCTCAGTCTTTTTCTCCCAATCACCGCCGGTCAGATTTGCAGTCTCTTCTTTCAATGTTGATATACCTACGTTGATTCTTTCTTTTGCTGCTTTTATCTCTTTCAGCTCATCAATCATGCCCTTGGCTGGGCCGATCCAGTTAGCAGAGAGATAAGCCTTACGCTTAAGCGGATCAGTAAAAAAACCGGGAGCATCTATTCTGCCCTTTGCCACTGCTTCAAACAAAAATCTCTCATAAACCGGCTGGCAAAAATATGTTGCAAGCCAGTTCCGCCTTGCTTTAAAAAATCTCCATGCTTCATACATAGCCGCCTGGGATGCTGAAAAGCTTGCTTGGAAATTTTTCATAAGAATTTCAAAAGGCACTCCCAAGGCCGCACCGATTTGCTTTACAATTGCTAAAAAAAACGGCTCGAATGACTGATTCGGCCTGTCAAGTCCTGTTGCTTTTAATTTTTTGCCTTTTCCCGCGCTGATTATTGTTCCTGCGGAAAGAGAAAATTCCTGAGGGCTGTCTGTTGTTTCAACGCTGTCATCGTCAGGAATTGCCGGAGGTATATCTTCAAGATCATCATCTTCAAGAAATGCGGTATACATACCAGAAATTACAGCAGCCATCAGCTCAGCATCACTGAAACGCTCAAGCTGTTTCAGCGCCTCGATTACGGGCGCAAGATATGGAACACCTCTTGACTGTCCGGGACGCTTCTTATCATAAAGATGCAGGACATTTCTTAATCCCATACTGTTAAAAGCATCCACCGGTTTCCAGCTTAAATTCATATTGAATAATGAACCCGGATGAGAATGCTGAAAATAATATTTTTTTGGCGCTCCGTGTTCGTCTTTCTCCACGCCGCCGGAAATTTTTGATGTGTTATATCTGAAATCTGGATTGCTGCATCTGTCAGCTTCGATCATATTGATTGCAAGGTCATACGGTGTGTCTCTTTCTATATATGTCAGCAGACCGAAAACATCTCCGTTTTCAAGAGTCTGCCTGAAAGCAAGATTTTGCAAACCGTAAAAATTTAAAGTGCGTTCTGCATCGCAGCATGTATTTTCAGCCCAAAGCTTGAACTCTCTTTCAGTTTTTGATTCCCATTCTTTCGCCTGCTCGTCAGTAAACTCCAGTGTTTTTTTATCTATCGTTGCATCCAAAGTTAAGCCTGAACCTACCACACTTGTCTGGACTGTGTTGATTACTCCGGTGGCAACCGGAGCATTTCTGATAAGATCTCTTGATCTTTCGCGAAGCGTAGGCAGAGCATCAAGGCTGTCAGCGTCAGCGTCGCCGGAAGATGTATCCCAGCCTTTCAAAGAAGGTTTAGATGTGGCGGCGGAATAGGGGGCACTGCCAAGAAGAGACATAGATGCACGGGCTGCCATGCGTTTGTAACCGGCTCGGGGGCTAAACCAGCCAACTACTTTATCAACGATATTAGCCTGTGTATTCATCGTGGCACCACTTGGTGTGCTTTTATCCCGCCGCCGCGGGAGAGGGATGTGACTTTGTGCTGCCAGTAATCTATATTTTTGCGTATTTCAGATGCATCCGCCCGGGTCATTTTCCTGTTGCCGATGTAATATTCCTGTCCGGTCGAAACAATTTTATCTGCCTCAAGCCAGAGGTTTAAGTGTTCAGTAGCCTGTTCAAGGGTAATGCCAGCCATATCTCACCTTCCTGAGGGAAATATGAACCCTTTTAGACTCCCCGTCTAATAAAGATGAGAATACTTGGAAAGATTGGAAAAATGTATAAACATTGTAAAACTGAGAAAATAAAAAATAGCGTTGTTTTCCTCTGCTATTATGATAAAGCCTGACCTTGGTTTGGATCCAGCTGATGGCCAGGCTTCCCGGAAAGATTTTGTTATTCTGTATTGTTATTCATACCTGTTGACTGTATTTCTC